GACACATTCGCAGACATCGTTCGTGGTATGCAACTTTATGGTCGCAAAATCTTGCGCCCAGAAGGCCTTATCACAGCGAACTACAACTTGGCTTAATTGCCTACGGGGGCAGGCTTCGGCTTGCCCCTTCACTCTATTTAGGGGTTCCCAATGCCATCAACCTATATCGATCTTTGCAATAAAGTTTTGCGTCGTCTTAACGAGGTTGAGATCGCACAAGACGACTTTGCAAACGTGCGTGGTGTACAAGCCCTAGTCAAAGATGCGGTAAAAGCATCTGTGGCACAGATCAACCAAGCCGAATACGAATGGCCCTTTAATGCTGCAGAACACACGCAGACATTAGTACAGGGACAAGAAGAGTATACTTGGCCTGATTACTTTAAAGTTTCTGATTGGAATACATTTCAGATTATCGAAGACGATAGTCTTAATGTTGGTTTTAAAACATTAAAAGCCATTGACCGTGACGAGTGGTATAAGAACCATCGTGACGATGACTATACGGCAGGTACAGCGGGACGTGGTGTCCCTGACTTTGTATTCCCATCACATGGTAACGGATTTGGTGTAAGCCCATCTCCTAATGCAGCGTATCGTGTACGCTTCCGTTATTACCAGAACTATTCAGACATCACTGCATATAATGATGTCACAAGAATTCCAGAAAGCTTCGATACTGTTATTATCGATGGTGCTTTGTACCACCTCTACATGTTCAAAGATAACGTGGAAAGCGCACAGGTAGCGTTCTTAGCTTTCGAAAGAGGGATCAAGAACCTGCAGACCTTGTACATTAACAGCTATGACTACGTGCGGGATACAAGGATTAAGTTCTAATGCCAGACCGTATTGAGAGTTTTAAGGTCATCTGTGGTGGTGGTCTTAACTCTAACGAAAACCACTTAGACTTATCAGATAATGCGGCAGGTGCTGCAACCCGTCTGGTAAACTATGAACCGTCTTTATATGGCGGTTATCGTCGTATTGAGGGTTTCGAACTGTATGACGGTGATTATGGCGAAGTAGACGATGTTAACAACGCAGGCTCTGCAGAAGGTAAAGTTCTTTGCGTTGCTATTTTCAAGAACGATAGCACAAGTACTACCCAGATCATTGCCGCCCGTAAGGACGTAGGTGCAAATACCTACAGCTTTTATTACCACACTGCGTTGATTGGGTGGAGGCCATTTACCCTAGACCACTCAATCACACGGGACACAACAGACGGTGTTCGTACAGTAGACAAGCTACGCTTTGTAACTTTTAACTTTGGTGATGGTAACAAGATTTGTTTTGTAGACGGTGTTAACCCTGCTATCGTGTATGATGGTACGCACTGGGAAGAATTAACATCTTCTGGTACAGGTACATCTCCTACAGATAGCGGTCACACAACCAACACAGGCGGCGGCGATCAATGTCTTAACGCACCTTCTGTTGTAGACGTATTTGAGAACCATTTATTTTTATCAGGTGATAGAACAGCGTTAGCGACAGTAGCGCATTCAGCCCCCCGTGATCCATATGACTTTATGAATGCTAACGGGGCAGGGCAGGTAGCCATCGGCTTCGACGTTGTTCAGATTAAACCGTTCCGTGATAATCTTTTTGTCTTTGGTAACAACGCTATTAAGAAGATTACGGCAGACCTAACCAATGGTTTTGTTCTGGATCAGGTTACAGCCAACGTGGGCTGTGTTGCCCGTGATAGTGTACTAGAGATTGGCGGCGACTTGATGTTCCTATCACCAGACGGTTTCCGTCCTGTTGCGGGTACAAGTCGTATTGGTGACGTTGAACTAGAAACAGTCTCAAAACCTATTCAGGCTACACTAATTGATACGATTAAGAACTTTGATATGGACACTCTTAACGGTGTTGTTATTCGTTCTAAATCTCAGATTAGATACTTTATTGGTGACGACGACGTAAATGCTACAGATAGCTTTGGTATCATCGGTGGTCTAACAGACTCGCAAGGTTCTATCGGTTGGGAGTTTGGTGAACTTGTAGGTATCCGTGCTTCTTGTGCATCATCAGAATACATCGGCACAGAAGAGTTTGTTCTACACGGTGACTACGACGGTAAGGTCTACAGACAAGAACGTGGTACTAGCTTTAACGATACAGACATCGTTTCTATTTATTCTACACCATACTTAGACTTTGGTGAGACAGAACAACGTAAGTACATCCGTAAGGTAAATACCTTTGTACGTGCGGAAGGCCCGATGGAAATGAACCTTTCGCTTGCTTACGATTGGGGCGACTACAACACCGCCCGTCCATCAACATACACTCAAGAAAGTCAGGGTGGCCCAACAGTTTATGCAGGCCGTTCTATCTCCTACGCAGGTGCAAACGTACTGTACGGGGGTTCATCCAAACCAATCATGACATCCGATGTTCAAGGTTCTGGTTTCTCAGTACGGGCTACATTCGTGACCGTGGGACAGTCTGAACCGTTTTCTATTCAAGGCATCGTATTCGAATATTCCGCTGCAGGGAGAAGGTAACAAATGGCAGGTTATACAAGACAATCCGTTGCCGATATTATTAACGGTGCAGACATTACGGCTCCACCGATTAATGCTGAATTCAACCAGATCGCCTCTGCGTTTAATAGTACTACAGGACACTCACACGACGGGTCCACAGGCAACGCACCTAAGATTGATCTTACAACATCTGTAAGCGGCTATCTTCCTGCCGTACATGGCGGTATTGGCGGTAAGAATAACTTTGCTGCCACAACTAACCCTGCAACCACAGATGATGCGGGGGATGGTTATGCCCCAGGTTCTATGTGGGAAAACACCACTACTGGTCGTATCTTTATCTGTGTAGGCAATACGTCTAACGCAGCCGTTTGGCGTGAACTGGTACAAGTTGTAACATCTAATAAGATTGAGCCTATTGCCCATGATCAGATTGATCTAGGTACACCTACAGTACGCTTCCAAGACATTTACCTATCTGGTGGCATTAGTGCTTCTGGCAACACCTCTCTTGGCGGTACACTTAACGTCACAGGTGCAGCTACTCTTGGTTCTAATCTATCAGTTACAGGGAATAGTACTCTTACTGGTACTCTTGGTGTTACAGGCGATACGACTGTCGCAAACCTAACAGCGTCTGGTACTACTGCGATTACATCTATTGATGTTAACTCTGGTGCCGTAGATAATACTGTTGTCGGTGGTACTAACCCCGCTGCAGGTACCTTTACTACACTAAATGCAAATACTAGCCTGACTGCAGCCACAGCCGATATTAATGGCGGTACAATTGATAATGCTGCAATCGGTTCTTCAACACCGTCTACTGCAGCATTTACGACTGCATCTACTTCTGGTCTAGCTACTCTAGCATCTGTTGATATCAACGGTGGTGCTATTGATGGTACGACTATTGGTGCTTCTAGCCATACCACAGGTAAGTTCACAACGCTTCAGTCTACAGGTCAGGCAACACTTGCTACTGCAGATATTAATGGCGGCTCAATCGATGGTACAACTATCGGTTCTACTGTACGTTCTTCGGGTGCATTTACTACCCTGTCTGCTAACGGCGGGATTACAGGCGCACTAACAGGTAACGTAACTGGTAATGTTACGGGCAACGTCACAGGTGATGTTACAGGCGATGTAACTGGTAACCTAACTGGTAACGTAACATCTAGCGGATCGTCTTCATTCAACAACGTCACTATCGACGGTACTTTGAACATGAATGCAGGTACAACTGCTACAATCACTAACCTTACAAGCCCAACGAATACAAACGATGCGGCTACAAAGGGTTATGTAGATACATCTATTGCAAGCCTAGTAGATAGCGCACCAGGAACACTGGATACGCTGAACGAACTAGCGGCTGCACTAGGTGATGATCCTAACTTCTCTACTACGATTACTAACAGCATTGCGACTAAGCTACCTCTAGCAGGTGGCACAATGTCTGGCGTAATCTCTATGGGTACAAATAAGATCACTAACGCAGGTGATCCTACAGCGGCCCAAGATGTTTCGACGAAAAACTATACCGACACCCAAGACGCACTACAGCTATCGCTTACAGGCGGTACGATGTCTGGTGCGATTGCTATGGGCAGCAACAACATCACTGGCCTTGCTGCACC